TACCACCGCAGTTAAAGAACTTTAAGAACTTCCTGTACATTATATGGAAGCATCTTAACCTGCCTGACCCTACTCCTTTGCAGTATGACCTAGCTGACTATATGCAGCACGGCCCTAAGAGGTCTGTCATCATGGCGTTTCGAGGAGTAGGTAAGTCGTGGATATGTAGTGCCTATGTAGTACATCAGCTACTGCTAGACCCCGCTCTTAACATTCTTGTAGTATCTGCCAGTAAGAACAGAGCAGACGACTTCTCCACCTTTACCTTGAAGATCATACACGACATACCTATCCTTCAAGGACTCATACCAAACGAGAACCAACGATTCAGTAAGATAGCTTTTGATGTAGGCCCTGCTCCTGCTGCTCACGCTCCCTCTGTTAAGTCACTGGGTATATCGTCACAGCTTACAGGGTCTCGTGCTGACATAATCGTAGCTGACGACATAGAAGTACCTAACAACTCTGCTACACAAGGTATGAGAGACAAGCTGGATGAGCAGGTAAAGGAGTTTGAAGCTATTGTTAAACCACTGGACTCCTCCCGTATCCTCTTCCTTGGTACTCCTCAGTGCGAAGACTCTATCTATAACAAACTGCGAGACAGGGGCTACAACGCCCGTATATGGCCTTCTGAGTATCCACAGCTGTCTACCCTTGCCTCACACTACGGAGACGATCTAGCACCCTTTATAGGCGATAACACAACAGAAGAGACAGAAGGTACGACTACAGAGCCTCTACGGTTCTCTGACCTTGACCTAGAAGAGCGGAAGATGTCGTACGGCAGGACAGGGTATGCTTTGCAGTTCATGCTTAATCCTAGGCTATCTGACGCTGACCGCTACCCCTTAAAGATTAACGACCTTATTATCATGGATGTAGATGTGGATGTAGCTCCTGAGAAAGTCATGTGGACATCTGATCCTACTTTTGCTGACAGAGACCTACCTAATGTGGGACTGCGGGCTGACCGCTACCACCGACCCCTTAAAACAATAGGAGAGATGATACCGTACACTGGTTCTGTGTTATCTATTGACCCTAGTGGTAGAGGTAAGGATGAGACGGGGTACGCTGTGGTAAAGATGTTGAACGGTCAGCTGTATGTTCCTGACGCTGGTGGACTGAGAGGTGGCTACGATACACAAACCCTACAACAACTTGTCGGTATAGCTAAACATAACAAAGTTAACCAAGTAGTTATAGAGTCTAACTTTGGTGACGGTATGTTTATGGAGCTGATTAAGCCACTGTTTCGTACTACTTACCCGGTAACAATAGAAGAAGTAAGACATAACAAACAGAAGGAGCTTAGGATAGTCGATGTGATGGAACCTGTACTAAATGCTCACAGGCTGGTGTTTGATCCTTCTGTTATAACGTTAGACTATAAGTCTGCTCAGGCTTACCCTATAGAGATACAAACGAAGTATATGCTCTTTTACCAACTGTCTAGGATAACAAGAGAGAAGAACAGTCTGACGCATGACGACCGCTTAGACGCTCTTTCTATAGCTGTAGCTTACTGGGTACAACAGATGGCAGCAGACGTTAACCTAAATATGCAGGAGAGGAAGCAAGAGCTACTACAACAAGAGTTAGACAGCTTCACTGATAGCTTTCACAAAAGAAGCTTTAGCGGTAACAAAGCGTTACTGTGGTCTTAATACTACTCCTTACTACTATAACAAATCTTTTAGTACTAGTGCTGTGGTAGTTAGTGTAAATACATAAGTGTTAGTAAGACTCTTTACTCCTACTGATCTATATCTATAGATACACCTCGCCTTAAACCTTTGTAAGTATTACTTTTGTTAGAAGTAGTAAGAGTATTAGTAAGAGTAGGTTTTGAAGCGAATCGCTGTATAAACCTCAATAGAGTAAGTATAAGGAGTATAAGTTGTTGTACCTCTTACTCCTCTTTGCTGTTGCTTGTGTTATTGCAAATAAACAGTTTAACTAAAACTTTATACTAACTTAGTACTACTATCTAAATATCATTAGTATAATGAAAAATCACCGAAGGAAACCTGTCAATACTAGAGTTGTAAGTCGTTGTTAATGAGGTGTTTAAAATTAGGGTAAAATAGAGTTGTAAAAATTAAAGCAACAGATGTACAAAAGTGTTTACAAGTAATACATACCTGTGATAGCGTAGCAACACTATGATGAATAACAACGATCAGACTGACGCTTTACAGTTCGAACTTAACAACCTTGTAGCCAAGTTCCAGCAGGAGTTTGATCTGAACAGTCAGACGATCATTGGTTGTTTAGAAGTTACTAAGCTAGACCTCATAACAGACTTCGGTATAGAGTTTATACCAGACGAAGATATAGAGGACGACAGCGATAGTAACGACATCTTCCCTACGTTTTAATTAAACTAACTACGAAGGCTTACACTACACGCCACCTTAGCTCAGTTGGTAGAGCACTCGCCTTGTAAGCGAACGGTCGTCAGTTCGAATCTGACAGGTGGCTCCAGTAGGGGTCGGCCCAAAATAGGTTGAAAAAATGTGAAGGGCTTACGCTATATACGCGGCGAGATTTTACCCCGGGCCACCCCTAGTTTTTTCTGTAGGGGGCGGGGGCTTTGTGCAACTTTTGTTATCTAATCGGTTAATGGTAGGCTATAGTATGCTGTAAGTCCTTGATAGTCAACGATAGCATGGTTCGTATAATAGGTATTATGTCTAATTCAATATTGTTATACACGAGTAAAGCAAATGTCTTGAATACTTTTCGCAAATCAACAGATTGACGGGGTTAAATGCGTCATTGGCTTTGCTCGATCTCTGCTCATTTGTTTGCATCTTTTATTTTTCAAAACTTTGCAACTCTCACGCTTTAAATGCTACATCTAGCGATTGCCTACATTTTTTTTAATATTTTTTTACATAGCTAAATAAATCATTACCAACGACTTACAGCAAATCATCAAAAATAATTTAAAGTTTTTTTAACTTTTCATAACATAAACATCACCAACGATTTACAGCACGCCATCAGGAGGAATCCCAGTGTTTAAAGGGGCTTGACAGATATGCTATAAATTCAACTAGCTTTCTATAAAGTTAGAAAGTGCGGGTTTCGAGCATTCGAACAATCAACCATCAATTAAAACAAACACCATGAAAAACGAAAAAGACATTATGACCACACGGCTCACAAACTATATCAACGCTCAAGCCCAACCAAGCAAAGAAAACCTCAAACCTTTCAATCCGGACGATTATGTTTGGGAGGAAAAGGGGACAAGATGGAAACAGTTAGCTGTTATCCTTCTAAGTCCTTTAAGCTGTATCTTGGTATGGCTTTACTTGGCTTTCTTATCTTCTAAATAAAACTTAAACCAAATAGAAAAGCATCAATATGAAAATAGAACAATATAAACCTTGTTATCTAGTTGAAGTTATTGACGATACCATTTACGAAGACCTTTTCCATGTCCTTTACGGTGGTTTCTCTAATCTTGAGCATGAAATTTTAATGAGCTTGCATCTTTTAAATGTTTGGATGGAAAACGACTTTGGGAACGAGGCAAGTTATTTAGATGAATACACTTGCGACTTCTTAAAAAATGTTCACTACAAAATAAACAAGCAAACTGGTTATATTATTTTTAGAATGTCATGAGCGTAACTACCATTCTCAAATCGTTAGATGGCAAGCAAGATATTCGCTTCTGTCATTTCCTACAAGCTGATCATGCACACGCTATGCCTCGTTTAATGTGGAAATGTGTAAGCCATCCAGAGTATCAGGGTGAGGCTATGTCAAAAGAGCACCTACAGGAGTGTTTCAAGGACACTCTCAAGCTTTTACACGTTAAACTTAACCAACAATAGAAAGAACCGATAAAATGATAAAATTAAAAGAAAAAGAAAGCACAATAGATATGACTCCTACTTGGCAATCCGCTGTTAAAATTTACATGGCAGTCTTAGAGAACGACAAAGCTAGTTTTGAAGGTAAGAAGGTGGCAAGGGAGGAATTGCTAAAACTTGCTAAAATAGTAGACAGCTTAAAAAGCACCAATGACTAACACCTGCCTTCAATGTGGGCTGTCGTTACAGGGTCGCGACAATGAGTCTGATACTTGTAGCGACTGCCTACTGGGTTTAACTGACGAACAATATAAAGAACCAATTATTATTATGAAACCTAACCGAGAAATACTTTTAGATCCTATCGATATGACTGAGGAGCTTATGTCTCACATCTTCGACGCTGAATTTGGTGGAGAGCTAGACGCAAGTCATCGATTCTTTGAGCTATATTTACAGCTCCAGTTATATAAAGAGAAGATGTTAAACGATGAACGGGATACTTACGTGTCCGTGGAAAATGATGAGGTGGGAGTATGAACGACACGTTCTTAGGGTGGCAAAGCTACCCGCTACAATTTCACTGCGTACATTGCGATGAGTTCTGCGATATTGACTTTGCTTACGAGCACGATCACTGCGAACCGATTGAAAAAGAGGAGGAGGAAGTAATATGACACTATTAGGAATGGGAGTAATGGTCATTATTTTTATGATCTTCATCGCTATAATTTACAACGACGGATGAGATGCCCGAAATGCCACACTAAAACGGAGGTCTTGCATACTTATGCATCTGACTTACGTGTCCGTCGACGACGAGAATGCCCTGCTTGCAAACGCAGAATGACTAGTCACGAATTAACCGACGAAGCATGGTTTGAATACTTGACAGAAGCACTAAAGAAGGTTTTAAAGGTACGAACCGATGATTGACATACACGTAGTTCACGATTTTGACTGGTCTATATTAGACTATCAGACCCGCAAGCAGATACAGGAGGGCAGCGATGCTTTCTGGGCTGACTGTGAGCTTGCTGTCGTGAACGGCGAAGTTGTACGAACCGATATACCAAGAAAGAAGCCGATTACAGGGTTTGACTTTGTATTTAACGACGAGACGCAAAGTGAAGAATACTGAGCAGGTGTTTAAACAAATGCGGGACTTCGGAATCGCTAAGTATCGGGAGTCGCAACGGATATACCGGGAGAACGGCTTGCGTGGTGAGACTGAGAGCTGTCGGAGGGTTATGCGTAGCGTCTTGCCACAGGTAGGAGAAGCGTTGTGTAAGGAGTTGGAGTTTTACAGCCATCGTCGCAACAATCCACCGTTGTTCTTGATGTTTGTCATGGACTTTGAAGGTAACGAGCTTGGTCATATAGCTTTGAAGACTCTGATGGATATGATGGACAGCTTACCGAAGTTGCAGGAGGTAGCTTATAACATAGGATCTGCTGTGGAAGCTGTCGCTCGTCGTCGTTACTTTGAAGACAACAGAGGTGAGTGGGATAAGTACTTGTTAAACAAAAAGCAGAAGGTCTTTAAAGGAAGTCGCAAGTCACAGATGGAGATATTCTATGAGGAGGAGGAGAAGCACGAACGGTTTGGGGGCTTCATACGATTCAAGCTGTGGGATCCTCGTTACCGAACATCGCTTGGTATGTGGTTGTTTGAGCAGGTACGTATGCACAGCGGTCTGTTTGAGTTGTACTACATGAAGAGTAGAGTAGGACACAGCACAAAGCACGTCCGTCCGAGTAAGAACTTTGATAACTGGTTACACCGCTTTGACAGGTGGCGTGAGCTGATGAATCCGCAATACCTAGCTACTCCTGATGTACCTACTAAGTGGGAGGGTAACAATGTCGGAGGTTATAAGCACGAAGGAGAGATGAACCTTACCTTTGTTAAGTACCGCAGTGATGAGGGTGATATGCACAAGCTGTTTAACAGCGTTAACAACATCCAGTCGGTTAAGTGGAAGATCAATAAGCAGGTGTTAGACGTAGCTACTAAGTCGTGGACGGAAGGCTTACTTCTTGGCGGTATGCCTCACAATGAAGAGATTGAGATAGAGGATTACTACGAAGGAGAAGATAAGCAGGAGTTAAGTGAGTGGAAGACTCGCAAGCGTCGTGCTTTGGAAGCTAACTTAAAGAACAAAGGACTAAGGTTTCGTACTGCTAAGACTGTTTACATAGGCAACTACTACTACAAGAACTTATCCGACGGCTTTTACTTTCCACACAACGTAGATTACAGAGGCAGAGTCTATCCGCTTCCTTCTTTTGTTAACCCACAGAGTGATGACCTTGGTCGTAGCTTGCTGTTGTTTGCAAAGGGTGAGCAGATAGTAGACGAAGAAGACTTTGAGTGGATACTTGTCGCAGGAGCTAATGCTTTCGGTACAAAGGGTACATTTGAGGAGCGAGTAGCTTGGGCAAAGAGCCGTGAGTTATGTATACTTGCTAGTGCTGAAGACCCGATAGGTGAGCAGTGGTGGACAGAAGCTAGTGATCCTTGGGCTATGTTAGCTTTCTGTTTTGAGTATAAGAAGTGGAAGGACGAAGGCTACGGGTACACCAGTTACTTTCCTGTGCATCAAGACGCTAGTAATAACGGCATACAGCTGATGAGTATGTTGTTGAGAGATGAGGAGTCAGCCCGCCAAGTAAACCTGTGTCCTGATGCACCGCTCGGTGATATGTATCAGAAGGTAGCGGACAATGTAACTGAGATTTTAAAGAAGGATAGAAGTAAAGACGCACTGGCAGCAGGTTGGTACAAGTTTGGTGTCAGTCGCAAGTTTGCAAAGCCTATCGTTATGGCTCGTCCGTACGGGGCGAAGTGCTACAACAGCGTGGATGTACTGATGCCTGTGTACGAAGCTATGGTAGAGAAAAGCTACCGACCCTTTGAAAAAGGAGAGAACCTTACAGCTATAGGGTACTTGGCTAAGTTAATAAACAAAGAGGTGGACAAACTGTTACCTAAACACATGGCTTTGATGTCGTGGTTGAAAGCTCTGTATAAAGATGGCCCACTAGAATGGACTACACCTTACGGCTACTCAGTAAAGAGTGTAGTCTACAGGTACAAGAAGGTAGAGTTCATGACTGCTGTGAACGGACTGCTTGACAAGTGCTACATCAAAAAGGAGGAGGGAGTAGATAAGAAAAGAATCCGTCGTGCTT